GTTTCCCAGTCACGATCGAGATGCAAGACCAGCTGATACAAGTACTGCAAAGATGCTGAAATTCAACAACAATTCATCAATAGCTGTTGGAACTTCAATGCGTTCAACAACTCTGCAGTATTTGCATATCTCAGAGCATGGCAAAATCTGTGCCAGGTTCCCTGAGAAAGCAAAAGAAATACGTACTGGCGCTTTAAATACTGTTGATGTAGGCAACTACGTTTTCATAGAATCAACGGCTGAAGGCCGAGTTGGTGACTTCTATAAGTTCAGTAATGATGCCTTAGAGAAGAAAAGAATGGGTGCTGAGCTAACAGAGTTAGACTATAAGTTCTTTTTCTTCCCTTGGCATCGGCATCCTGGGTATACCATGGAGGCTAATGTAAGGCATCCACAGGAAATGATAGACTACTATGACGAGTTAGAAGAGCTCCATGGTATTATTCTATCACCTGGCCAGAAGAATTGGTATACAAAGAAGTTTGAGACACAGCAAGACGAGATGAAACGGGAGTATCCGTCAACGCCTGAAGAGGCCTTCGAAGCCGCTTTGATTGGCTCATACTACTCGAAACAGATCGCTAGGACACGACTTGAGCGAAGAGCTGGAATAAATGTTCCACATGACGAGGCTCTCCTGGTCCATACTTGCTGGGACCTTGGCATACATGATAACATGTCTCTGTGGTTTTTTCAGATGGTGAACAAAGAGATTCACTGGATTGACTTCTATGAGAATTCAGACGAAGGCTTTCCACATTATAAACAAGTGTTAGATACTAAAGCTGCTAAGTATGGGTACAAGTATGGCCAGCATTTTGCACCACATGATATAGGCGCAAGAGAACTTTCATCTGGACAGAAGCGAATCCAGTTAGCCGCTGAGCTTGGGCTACACTTTGAGCAGTTGAAAAAATTGGATGTACAAACAGGGATTAACATTACCCGATCATTGTTCAGCCGATGTTACTTTGATTTAAAGTGTGAACCTGGTTTAACCCACTTAGCCAACTATGTGAAGTCCTGGAACAGGGCAATGCAGCAGTTTGATGATGCACCTTTACATGACGAACATGAGCACGCCTCATCAGCCTTCAGATATGGAGCCCAGGCAATCGAGCATGGCTTAGTGTCAAACTTAATGCACATAAGCAATGATTATGAAAGACAGCGGATACTAGAACAGAGAGGAGTAGCTGGAGTATGAAACAGGCTAAGATCATACGGTTTGATAAAGGACCTGATGCGACCCTTGGCGTCCTCCTGGTCGACGATCAATTCTGTTGCATGACACTTGAAAGACCTTGGGTGTACAATCGTATAGACATTTCCCGTATACCAGCAGGAGACTATGAATGTGAATATGTAATTTCAAGTAAGCACTCAAGTGGATTTGCCTATGCTATTAAAGACGTACCAGGAAGAACATTAATTCGTATACATATAGGAAACAGAGTAAGTGATACGCTAGGATGTGTCCTCCTTGGCCAGACGATATTACCAAACAGGACTTTGAAGAACTCAACAAAAGCATATGACTTATTTATGGAAGTATTAAAAGGCGACTCTTTTAAACTAAGGATAGAATAATGGGCGAATTAAAAGAAGATGGTAAAGGAAAATTAGTACAAGCAGTGGCTCCCTCAGACTGTATTACTATTGCAGCTGACACTGAGATCAGCAAGGATATACTAGCTGTTGCACCAGTTACAGGTGGGACAATCTACTTTACCCCTAATCCATCGAACACAGTAGCAATAGACGCAAAAGAAGTTATTGCTGTTCATTCGAACTTACGGTTTTCAGCTCCTACAAAATGTATTATATACTAGGATTTTAAAATGCTTCCATTCAACCCAGCATTAAATAACGCAGTATTCGGCCAAGGCCAGAAAGATAAAGACCTTATCTTCAACTGTACTTTTACACCAGGTGTTATACCACGGGATTCAGTGACAGGTACACCTATGAGTACAGTGATACCGGGTACACGGCATGAAGTGGCTGGAGGCAAGTTATATACATACGGAGTCAACGAGCCTGCTATACATCCTGAGTTCGGATTGCGTGGCGTTGGTGTTGTTACGAATTTGATTGAGACTTCAAATCCAGTGTCAAGCTCAAATGGATGGAGCAATTTCCAAGATAGAATAGTAACTGAGTCAACCACTGCAGATGACCCGGCTGGGGGTACAACAGCTTGTTCTTATATTGCCGCTAGTGCAGGGGCTCGGTTGGAGCGTAGTGTCACAGTAGGTGCAGGAGAGCATATAGTAAATCTGTCTGTTTGGCTAAAAGGGACAGGTACTTGCAGTCTCCGGGTTTCAGAGGACGGTGGTTCTTACACTGTGTATGGGCAAAAGGTAATTACACTTACAGACGAGTGGCAGAGATATGATTGTACTGCAACCAAGGAAGCATCTGATTCAAAAACAACAATTCTCATTCGTCCAATCTATGACATAACAGGCACTGTTGAGGTGTGGGGCGCTCAATTAACAGAATCAAAATATCCACTTCCCTATGTCCCCACAAATGGTTCAGTAGCAAGCACAGTGTCAGAGGCGGGTGGTACTGATGTAGGAAACTTTTGGAATTTTACAGACATACCCGCTGTCAAAACTGCTTTGGAGTCTGAGGGTGAAATGCGGATTAAGTGGGTACCTATGTACCCACAAGGAACAGGTGAAGCAAACAAGAGCCTCGTTTCATGTAGTGGGTCTCATATAAATGTCCTTTATGCCAAAGATGATAATAATGGTATACAAAGTTATGATGGTACAAAAGGATGCTTGAAAGAGCTGTCTTTCCAACCAGCAGATATAATAGACGTACGGTTAATATGGGGATTCCATTCAACACAAGGTCAAAGTTTTCAGGTAATTGTTAACTCAGTAGGGTCTACAATAGTAGCTTTTGATGGGTCCTTTAGTCCTGCGATACAATTAAACCTCTTCCAGATTAATAAAGAACTTAACTACATCAAATCAATAAAATTCTACAGTAAACCAAGGAGCTGGGTATGATAGCAGATAGATATTTTGTAGTGCCTGAGAACCAGGTAAGTTCTGTTTTATCAAGAGCTATCCTGATTCCTGATAATGATGTACTGCCTCTTACTGACTTAAGTAACACACATATTGTAGCAACGGTAAAAGACGGAAGAAAAGTTGTGCATGCAAGGCTAAGCCATGGAGACGTAGAAGACATATCTACACTGGCCGAATCTGCAGACCCGCTTTCAAGGGCCACAGTAGTACTCATGGATATCGAGTCAAGCTATGCTGGTATGTCTAGAGAAGAAGTAATAACAAAGTTTCCTGAACTCTCTGGCCAGGTAAAAGTAGGTACAGATGAAGAGGGAAACGATATACTAAAAGATAAACTAGAGAGACACGAATGGCTATAAAAGAACAAGACTGGGAGTGTACTTGTTTCTTCAATGGCTGGTGGAATCGCTGTTGTGTAGCACATGATATCTATTGTGCAGACGCTAATGCTCCTAAAGCTTTAGCATCTGGAGAATGGATAGCTATTAGGGAAAAAGGTGACAAGCAACTAAAGGTCTGTGTAAGTAAGTCAGGCCCTCTTTGGCTGAGGCCCGTCTCAAGGAAGATAGGTAGCTTAATGTATATTGGGGTGAGTAACTATACAAAATACCTTATTCATAAAAGGAATCGAGATGTCAGACATCAGAGACTTAGTCATGCAGCAGGGAGTCCGACAGGACGAGACAAATAGAAGGCTGAAGGTCATTGAGCAAAAGGTTGATGAGAAGATGCCTTGCGAGATGCATAAGGAGAAGCTAAAGTGGATGGAGCGAGCAATCATAGGCCTGTACAGTTTTGCTTGTATCTTAGTCATGACACTTATTATAAATATAGATAAGATAAAAAAGGCATTATCATAATGGCTAATGAAACAAGACCACGAGTTGAATCCCCTGGTCCAACAGAAGCAAGACCTATGACCTGGGATGAGATAGAACGAGCTGTCGGTACTGAAGCTGACGCAGCAATACGATATTGTAGAGACACACTATCTGTTAAACGAATAGAGAAGTGGGACCGTTATTATGGCCGGCCTTTGGGCAATGAAGTTAAAGGGCGATCAAAGTATATGTCAAGAGACTTACTCGAGACTGTTGAATGGATCATGCCTACTTTAATAAAAACCTTGGCTAGCGGAGACCCTAAGATAAAGCTTGAGATTCAGGGGCAACCTCACTGGATTGGTAAAGCTTTGATGCGTAAGATCTTTGAAGACCTTAGTGCAGATGCTCAGGGTTCAATGTTCCATGTATTTTACCAATGGTTCAAAGATGCGTTAGTATCAGGCTCAGCTTATTCAAAGCTGTTTTGGGAAACAGACTTTGAAGAGAAAGACCACAAGTTACCTGCTATCTCGCAGGAACAGTTCTCTAAGCTTGAGGCTGACAAAGACGTCAAGATTAAGAAAGCTGCGTTCTTCCCTGGTGGGTACTCAGATGTCCATGTTACAATACGCCAGTTAAGGCGTGACCAGTTAGTCACTGAAAACATTCCTAACTGGGAGTTCGTAACGAGTAGAAGAACTCGTTCAATGAATGATGAGCATGCTAAAGGCCACTTAACTTATGTAACTCTTGACTACCTTAAACGGATTAATAAGTCTCTTACAGAGGATCCCGATGAGCCTTACTTTATTAATCTAGGCGAAGTTGAGCGAGTAGCCTCTAAGTCAAATGCAGAACAAGGCAACGCCATGAACTCTCTGGACAATGAGAAACAGAGTTACATGGGCTACGAAATCTTTGGTGATACCTATGAAGATGGTGAGTCAGCAACAGGCTTAAAGTCCAGGGTTCAGCTTGAGGAATGGTATACCCGTTTAGACATTAACGGAACAGGTTATCTACGAGACGTTATATGCTGGAGAGCAAATGGCAAGCTTATCCGGTATGAAGATAATGACGATGGCTTCGTCCCCATAGCCGGAATCTCACCAATCATAGACTGCTATAAGTTTACTGGCATGTCTTATGCTGACCTTGTTATTGAGTTGCAGAATCTTAAGACAGTTTTGTTTAGACGAGTCTTAGATAACTGGGACTGGCAAAATCTTGGTCGATGGTTTAAGAGACCTGGTGCTAATGTAGATATTACAAAACTGCTTAATGGTGTTCCAGGAGACTGTCTTGATGTCGATCCTGATGCCATAAGAAATGAATCACCAGCACCTTTTCATCCACAGAATCTTGCACTGTTTGATTATATAGATGGTGTTAAAGAACAGCGGACAGGTTCAACAAAGTATACTCAGGGTACTGATGCTGGCACTTTAAATAAAACTGCTCAAGGTATCCAGATGATTCAGGCTGCAGCAATGCAGCGTATTGAACTTATCGCACGTATCTTTGCGGAAGGCTTGAAAGACTATTACCAAAAAGCAGCAATGCTTTATCAGAGAAACATGCGTACTCCATTTGTGGCCATTGTTAACGGAGAGCAAGTTGAGGTAACGCCTGATATGATCCAGGGTAAAGTCTTAGCTAGAGTTGATATGGGTGTAGAAGCTCAGATAGGTATGGCAGAAACTCAGCGTCTTGAGAGAATGTCAGGTACTCTACAGGGCTTTGATAAAATGGCGCCTGGCTTATTTGGTGCTCAGCAAATCCATAACATTGCAGCTAAGTATGTTACTGCAATGGGTTATCCAGCAACAGAAGAGTTTATTGCACCACTTAAAGAGCACATGCAGAAGAATGAGCAGATGACTCAGATGCAGCAACAGATGGCCACTATGGAACAACAACTCAAGCAAGCTGAGATACAGATCAAAGGTCAAGAAGTCCAAGGGAAACAGCAGACTGAAATGATTAAGATCAAAGCAGATGCTGACCAGAATGATAAAGAACTTGACTTTAAAGAGAGAGACTCAGTTCGAGACTTTCAAGTAGGTATAGCTAAACTGGAGACTGACCGAGATGGCAAATTCAGAGACATTAAGAAAGGCCCAGGAAATAGCACGGAAAGCTAGTAACCTTAGTACAGTGCTACAAAAGTTTTTCTTAGAAGAATCTGTTAAAACGATAGAACAACTAATGGTGTGCTCTCATGAGGAAATCCTCGACAACCGAGCATACTTGTTGGCTTTAGAAGCTCTTGAGAAAAATCTTGAGAGTTATGTCATTGACTACAATATAGAGATAGCAAGGAGGCAGCATGTCAGAACCTCAATCTGATGTCATGGAATTAACTGCTGACGATTTTGAAAAGCAGAAGCAAGAGCTACTGGCTCAAGGAGAGTTAAGTGATACTCCTGATGTTGACCAGGAACCTGATGTTGACCAGGAACCTGATGTTGACCAGGAACCTGATGTTGACCCAGAACCTGATATTGACCCAGAACCTGATATTGACCCAGAACCTGATGTTGACCAGGAACCCGATGTTGACCAGGAAAGTGAAGATGATGTTTTTGAAATAGCCTACAAAGGTAAGGTTCAGAAACTTTCAAGGAAAGAGGTTGTAAACCTAGCACAAAAAGGTTTTAGCTACAATGCTGATATGAACCGCATATCAAAGCATAAAAAGCTTGTTACTCTTATTGAGTCAGACGAAGGTATTGGTGCCTTAGTCAATGACTACATTCAGGAAAAAGCAAACCCAAAAATTTCGAAGATTGATAACTTTCAGTCTGAGGAAGAATGGCTTGAGGATAACTTAAAAAGACAGAAAGAGGCCGCCAAGTATGAGCCTCCTGTACAAAATCAAGCACCCTCTGGCCAGGAGATTATAGACTTTTTCGCGAAAAAAGATCCAGAGAACTACGAACAAGTTCTTATGGCTATCGGTGAAAAAGCAATGACTTTGACTGTTGCAGAGTATGAAGAAATAAATGCAAGTCAGGAAAAGTTTGTAGAATACTATGATAAAGTAGCTTCGGAGATTAAACAACCAGCAGGTTCTGAAACAAGAGAACCAACGCAATCTAATTTTAGAATGCGCTCTGGCGGTGGTACACCTCCGAGAAAAGCAAAAGATAAACCTAAGGCTTGGGAGATGTCTTCTAAAGACTTCAACAAGCTAATGCACGATGCAAAAGGATGGTAAAAAATGGCTTCAATCGCTTCGGTAACTTCGCCGGTTAACGGAACCGGGACTTCTGATATTGCTATAACAATACAGGGGCACTATGACAGAAACCTCTTGGAAAGAGCACTTCCTGAACTGCTGTACGGCAAGTTCGGTCAGACTCGCCCTCTTCCAAAAAACTCAGGGGACCGTATCACTTTCCGTCGGTACGCTTCTCTGCCTGTTAACCTTACACAGCTTACTGAGGGTGTAACACCTGCTGGTAAAGCTCTGTCTGCTTCTGAGATTTACGCAGTCATGGGCCAGTATGGCGACTATGTTATGATCACTGACAAGCTTCTTGATATGGGTCTTGACCCTGTTCTTATCGAAGCTGGCGACCTTCTTGGTGAACAAGCAGGCCTTACAATTGACACACTACACCGCAATGTTCTTCTTGCTGGTACTACAGTACGTTATGCAAATGGCGTGGCAAACAGGGCTGCAGTTGACAAGACTGTTCAGATCTCTGATGTTAAAAAGATTGTCCGTACCCTTGAAGGTAACAATGCAAAGAAGATTCGTGAGCAGGTAAATGCAGGTGTTAAAATAACAACCTCGCCACTACGCGCTGCCTTTGTTGCAATCACCCACACTAACTGTCGTCAGGACTGGGAAAACCTCGCAGGCTTTGTGCCTGTTGAGAAGTACGCTTCTCAGACTGATGTCCTTGAAACTGAGATCGGTGAGATCATGGGCCTCCGTATAGCAACAACAACCAATGCTGGCCTTGTCGCTGACTCAGGTGTTCTTACAGGCTCTACTGGTCTTGTTTCCTCAGGAACAAAAGTTGATGTATACCAGACCCTCGTTCTTGCAAAAAATGCTTTCGGTCTTGTTCCGCTGCAGAAAGGTGGTATTGAGAATATTATCAAGAAAGCTGAAAAGTCTGGGACCAGTGACGCTCTTAACCAGAGAAACACTTCTGGTTGGAAAGCTTACACAACAGCAAAAATCTTGAATGATGATTTCATGGCTCGTATCGAGCATGGTGTAACAGCACTGTAGTAACAGCACTGTAGTTAATAGTGATAACTGCGCCCTTCACAGGGCGCATTATTA